ACAGCTTTTAGAAGCTATACAGGTTCTCCTGATCAAATAAACGCTATAAATAAATTAGAGGATAAAACAACTTCTTATCTGCTAGCAGAATTTATTAATAGTTTTGATATTAAAAATCAAGATATAAATTCTACAGTTCTGTCGTTAGATGATTATTATGTTGTCCGAGATAGATATGATTACATATTTGACAGATAGACGTAGAATAGCATTGTAGGTAACAGAATTTAATGGATAATCCAGTTGAACCTAAATCCTTTCAACTACCATTAGAGCTTCAATTCTCTATGCGTAAAGCTGAGCTTCACGCTAAGGAGATGACTTGGGATCAGTTACAACTAGCTTTATTACGTCTATATCACCAACGTTTAATGGAGTGGTATGCTCTTAAATCTTTAATGGCAGATGAAAATGTGAATATAGATTTTGATATTCCAACTGATATTGAACTTACTCAACTAGGTGTAAGACACTCAGAAGATGATTGGGATGATGATAGTGATGATGAAGGTTCTCTAACCGCCTAATTTTATTAATCTGTCAAGATACCATCTAGCTTTCTTTAGAGATTGTACTCCACCTTTCTTGTGCTCACGCCATAGGTACTTAGCAATATTACCTTTTAAATAACCACGAAACTCTTGTTGGTTTAATTGAGCTTCGATAGCTTCAATACACTCTATTGAACCACTTGCATAATGTGCTGGTTTATTTACGTCATCAAAAGCTTTAAATATGTGAGTCTTTAATGCTTCAGTTAAAGGAGAATCATCTCTTTCAATAGCTTTTTCATGTACAGGAAGCAATGGTTCATCTTTTGTTGCCCAGGGCACAGGACATACTCCATCAGGACAGTCGCTTATTTCTCTTTCTTTTTTAGATTGTTCTGGTCCTGCCATACGCATCTTTTCTGATGTCTCATCTATCGGGTCAAACCACGCCGCTTCATTGATTCCATTTTCATTTGCTCCGATGGTACTCCCAATGCTATTACTACTTTCTCCGATCTTGGAGTTGTCCCTGGATACTCCTGAGCTTGTTCCATTGAGGGTATATATCCCGTTACCCCTCCTCTCTTCTGTCCCTCTGTCGTTAAATTCTCCCTTTCCATCCCTTGTTCGCATAGTGTAAGCCCTCTATTGTACTGATCATACAAGGGAATATCATTATTTTCATTATCTACGTAGCAACCGAAATCTTCTGGAGTTGCATAATGACAATCCAGTTCGTCTTTAACAAAATCACCTAAAAAGCTTTTGTTGGATGAGTATCCTGCCATGGGAATATACGAGTCTTGATGTACTCCTTTTACAATATTATCATGGCAAGATTCTACGATCCTACTTACGATCCACAAAAGGATTCTGGTACTTCAGGTGCTGAAATATCTGATCTAAATCCTGAGCAAGCATATGATACTGATTTACGTAGAGTAGATCCTGAAGAAAGAGAGTCTGTAGGCTCTTTAAATAATAAACAAGATCGTGTTGCAAGGTTTATGAGATCAGCACGTGCAGCCGGTGAATATAAGCAGAGAACAGGTTTCGCAGAACCTACTGTTGGAGGAAAGACTCCAATAGGTAAAGCAAGTCTAAATGGAGTAGAACTACCAAGTCAAAGAAGTGGTAACTTTGGTGGCCCAGGTGCAGGAGCTACTGAATATGCTCACAAACCTAAGCCTAATTTCGGCAAGCCTTTTGTTTAGACAGAAGCTGTAACTACTTCTTTTGGCTGATTTTGATACTTTCCTTTTCTATCTTTATAGCTAACCATACAAGATTTTCCACGGAAAAATAATAGTTGTGTTATTCCTTCGTTTGCATAGATACGATTAAATAATCCTGTTGAATTACTAATCTGTAGAGTTAAATATCCTTCCCAACCTCCTTCTGCTGGTGTGATATTACAGTGAATACCTGTTCTTGCATAGCTTGATTTTCCGGCAGGAACAACAGTTATGTCTTCTGGTAGTTTTAATCTTTCATGAGCTATACATAAACAATATCCATAAGGAGGTAAAAGAAAATATTCACCATTTTCATCTTCTCTTAATTCACTTTCTTTTAAAATATCTGGATTAAAGTTCTTTGGGTCACAATCTCCTCTTGAAGGTGTGCCAAATATTAAACACCTTTTAGGAGAAAGACGTATATCATAACCATAGGAACCTAAGCCATAACTTAATATCTTTTTTCCTTTCTCTTCTGATACAACCTTGTCAACAAAAGGGGAAATTAATTCACCGCCAAGAGATAACGCTTTAATTTCCCAATCTGATAAAATACTCATACATTTCCTATTAGGGTATAGATAATCTAACAAAGAATTTTTCCTTTTTCAGAGTAAATATCTATAAATTTTTCTGTAGAATTTGCTGAATCATTCATAGGCGGGATATACACTAGAAAAGAAGTACAAGTTTTATGCGCACTTACTCCTTCACTAGTATTTTTTAATAATAAAGGTGCGGTTTTTAAGATACAAATAGGGAAGTCAAAGATTTTTTGTTCGTATCTAATCATGTCTGGACAATTAGTAAAATATAAACCTTGTTTTATATCACCTGCTAACCATGAGTTATATAGTTTTCTAAACCATACAGCATGAGATGATGTCAAGCTAGGTGAAGATGCACGGGTCATCTTCCACTTTTCATTTTTCTTATCCCAAAAGTATGCCCCACTGGGAGGGAATAAATATACTTTTCCATACCATTGTTGGCAGTTTAAACCATCATCAGATGGAGATAAATAATCAGTTGCTTCTACATATTTATTTGCAGTTTTAGAACTTGCTACATCTAAATCTATACCTTCTAATAAAGCATGAGCTGAGGCAATTAAATCATAATTAGTTATTAACTCTAAATCCTCTCTTCTTTTTCTTATATCATGTATTGCCATTCATTTAAGGATCTATAGAACAAGGAGCTAAGTCAGGTGCTTCATCTATATGGTTATAATCTATTTGAAAATATCTCATTCCTTCTTTATCATTTATTATGTAACCAGCAAGTTTGTTAGGATCTATCTCTTTTGCTCGCTCAAGTATTCGTCTAAAACTTTCTGCTAAATCACCATTATTTTCACTTTCTGATTTCTCTTGAGCAGAATGAAGTTCTTCTAATGTCATAAAAAACATAGATCTTTCCTTATTGGAAGGTTGAAAGACCATTACTCCTGGACCTTCTGCCTTCCAAAACTTTAAGTATTGTTGACCTAAATCTCCTAATATAAATTTTATTGTTGTATCAAGCATTTTAGCTTTTGTCTCATCCATTTCTTTTCCAATGATGGAAGCTAATAGCTGTTCTCTTCTATTCATTTTGCTAATAATCCCTGACGATTTAATGATTCTACTAGTTTAGGCATGGGTTGATACAAAACAACCATCTTACCTAAGATGCCTCTTTTCTTTACAAGCTTTCCTTCTTCATCTCTTACTTTATTAAATTCACCTGATCTTATTAGATATTCAGCGACACATCTTAAACGTCGTTTTAGAGGTAACTCTGCTTTTGGGAATTTGCCACATATAGTATCTGGTTGCATATCTTTAAAGGCCAATCTCAACCTATTAGCTAAAGTCATATTTGAATTCACATCTTCTTGTTCATAGTTTTGAATGTTTTCCAGATACCTTTGTAAGCATTTAGTATCAAAAGATCCCTCTGGAGGTAAGAATATACTTACTTGTTTAATTAAAGATTCTGGCAATAACTTAGTGTGATTTTCTATAGTTACTTCTTTAATTGTTATATTATTGAAACGATGAGAAATCATACTAATTTTCCACTACTGGTAGATACATACATAGGAGATGCTTGTTTCCTATAATCTTGGGAAACTAAATCTCGATTTTTTGCAAAAGATTGAACTAATTTATTCCAAGGTATCCGTATTAAAGCTTTTCTACCTGAGTCAGGAGAAGCATTTACATAATGTATACCTTCTACCCAACCTTTAGCAGGATTCTTACGTCCTATTGCCATCCAGTTTCTTAAGGTTTGATCGGAAACTCCAAGCCTACGTGAACATTCTTCAGTAGAAATATATTCATCTGAAAAAGCTTCAGGATTCAATATATCTGTTTCTCCATTCTCATATTTGCTATGCCATATAGAAGAAAGAATGTTCTTTATTCCTTTTAGTTCCCAAGCTATATCTTCTAATCCTTTTTTTAATCCATTAGACATAATACCACTCCTATTAATTAGATGCTAATGTGTAAGAAATAATTTGCATCAATGGAAGAACAAGTACCTCCTAGCCAACAACCTACTCAACCACTTCCTCAGCCTCAAATTACACCTGAACAATTAGAGGAAATGAAGTATCGAGCTAAACAATTAGCTATACAACAAACTTTAGCGCAAAACGTAGGAAATTACGCCCCTAATAAACAAATAGTGTATGTCAGACGCAATCTAACCCTGGCAGAAATTATCTTAGTATTGTTATTAGCTTGTGGAATAGTTACAGGTATACAGTTCAGTTGGGGTTTTGTTCGTAATGTTTTACCAAGAATTGAAGTTCAAATAAAATAATTAACAGAATACTAGATCTATAATTATTAGATAAGTGTGTAATATAGTGGCTTGTGGCAAACCGTCGAATAACCGAATTACAAGAGCAAGCCGGTTTAGATTTAGCCGAAGCTGATCTCTTTAATATAGTACGTATTTCTGAACCAGACCCTGCGTTAAAAAATAAAAAGTTAACCGTATCAGGAACAAAAGCTTACTTAAATGTATATTACCTTCCTAGAACAGGAGGTACTGTTAGTGGAAGTGTAACTGTACAAGATAACTTAACAGTAGAAGATTTAACTACTACTTCAGGTTTAACAGTTACAAACTCTACTACTTTGAGTGGTGTAATTGTACAGAATGATGCAACTGTTACAGGTGATTTTAGCGCTGCAACTATCACAGGTAATGCAATTAGAGGAACAAATATTACAGGTCAGATAGTTAGTGGTGTCAATATTTCTGGTACAACAGTCACTGCTTCTACAGGTACTTTTACTAGGCTTACAGGAGTAACTACAACTGGTACTTCCGCAGAATTTACTTCAATTACGGGTGGAACTATTAGTGGTACTACCATTACCGGTGTCACTGTTAGAGCAACAACTGGTGTCTTTGCTGAATTAGATACTCCTGCACTTGAGGTTGGAGACTTAATTGTACAAACAGGATTAGTTGTTTCCGGCACAGGAAAAATTCAGAATGTAGAAACAAGTGGAACTATATCTGGAGCAACAATAACTGGTGGAGTAAAAATTCTTTCTCCCTTAATTACAGGTGCAACAGTCGTTGGTACAACTAAAGTTTCAGGTACAACGGTTACTGGTACTGATGGTCAGTTTACAAATTTAAATGCTACAAATATTACAGGATCAACGATTGTAAGTGGAGCAGTTGTTTCGGGGAATTTCGGAAGATTCGGTGCTGTAACAGGAATTTCCGGTACATTTACTCAGATTCTTTCTGGAGCAATCATTACAGGAGATGCAGGTAGATATACGACTTTAACAGGTGGCACTGGAATGTTTACTTCCTTAACAGGAACAGCAATACATGGAACAAATGCCACAGTTACCAATATTACTGGAACTATTATTCAGGGATTGACTAAAGTTTCAGGTACCATTGTTACTGGAGATGCTGGACAATATACAGTTTTAACTGGTGGTACTATTGAAGCTTCAACAAAACTTTCTGGTACTGTTGTCACTGGTAGTACATCAGTCAGTGCTCCATTAGTTACTGGAGCAACAATCGTTGGTACTACTTTAGTTTCAGGTTTAACTGTTAGTGGTAATACAGGTAAATTTACAAATGCAACAGGTATAAATATTATTGCTACAACTTTATTATCTGGAGCAACAGTAACAGGTACTCATGGCAAATTTACAAATGTAACTGCAACGAATATTACAGGTACTACTTTTACAGGAACTACTGCTAATTTTACTAATATTACTGCTCAAGATTTTACTGTTGAAGATGATTTTGATGTAGTTGATGACGTTACAGTAGGTGGAGATCTTACAATTACAGGAACTGTTGAAGGTAAAGGAACTATTAGTGGAGTAACAGTCACAGGAACTACTGCTAATTTCACAACAGTTAATGCAGTTGATTTAAATGTTACTGATGATGCAATTATTAGAGATGA